TAGCTAGTGCTAATAGCTATGTCTCTGTGGCAGATGCAGATGCTTTTATTGCGGCTAGAGGATTGACCCTAGCCAACGCTGAAAGCCACCTGCTAAGAGCTATGGATTTGCTCAATAATCTCAATTATTGCGGTAGTCGCGTTTCATCTTCTCAATCTTTGCCGTTTCCGAGGTCTGGCATAACGCTATCGGATAACCGAACACTAGCTAGTGATGCAATGCCGACTGAATTGATTAACGCTCAAATTTGGCTTGCTTACCACATAGCCGCAGGTGATGACCCTACGGCTGCACATGACAAGCAGCCTATCCGTTCTGAGTCGGTTGATGTGTTGAGTGTTGAGTATTTCAGTTCTGGCAATTTCAGCATTAGCAAGTTGCCTAATGTTGTTTCTAATCTGGAATGCTTGATCTGTAGCAACAGGTACTTGGGTCGTGCATGAGAATTTTGTCAGATTAGCCACAAGGCTCATAAATAAGAACGGGCGGGCTGCAAAGCTTGTTAGTTACACAGAAACAGGTGATGCATGGAATCCTGCACGGGTCGAAACGACCACGGATATTGTTCTCGTGCAGACGAGATTCAAGCAGGATGAAATAGATGGTTCATTGATAAAATCGGATGATTTCCTGTTTTTAATTGATTCATCTGTAGAGCCAAAAACAGATATGAAAATCCGTGATGACTCTGTTGATTATTCGATTATTAACGTGATTGATATAACACCAGCCGACAATACGATTATGTACAGAGTGCAATGCCGACGATAAAACACAGCGATTGGATAAAAAAGCAAAAGGCGAGCTTATTGGTAATTGCTAGAAAGTCGCCAGCGGCATTAGCTGCGAAAGTCGTGAAGAAAACGCCTGTTGATACGGGTGTTCTACGCGGGAGTTGGACGGCATCGCTTAATAATCCGATTGCAAATAATGTGCATCGCGGGGAAAGGAATCCTCAGGCATACACAGTTAGTTCTAGGCTTGGATTGAATGACGAGTTTTATTATATGAATGGTCAACACTACGCAAGGAAGATTGAGTATGGCTATTCTAAGCAAGCCCCTAATGGAATGCTTAGAACATCCGTGGCGGAATGGCAACAAATTGTTAATGGTGTAGTTCGTGGAATCTGACGCTCTTAATGCAATGTATCGACTGGTAGATGGGCTGGGAATATTGCCTGTCTATTTTGCCAATATTGAAGCTGGCGATGTTGAGAATGAGCATATCCGCGTTTCGATTATGCCAACATCGCCAGAGGAGATAACGCTCTGTGATGGGAATAAATGGACATGGATTTTGCAAATAGCTGTTTATGTTCGTGATGGAGTTGGCGAGATTAAAGCCGCTCAATATGTGGATAGCATTAGAGCGGCTATCACAAAGAACATGAGCATAACCGAGAATAGCAGGACGTTTACGGTTGCCAACTCGGGCGAGCGAATACCGCCAGTGATTGATGGGGGTTGGTATTTTACGCCGCTTCAATACCGAATTCGGAGAATTGAATGAAACTGATCAAATTATATAAAGGCTCTCAGACTGTAGAAGTCTACGAGAGCGAAGTTAGTGCATATTTGAATGATGGCTGGTCAAAAACCAAGCCAAAAAAGGAGTCTAAATAATGGCAAGTGCAGCTACCGCGATTGCGGGTACTCAGTTTGCGGCTACGGCTGCAACTCCAACAACAAACGACACAAACGCAACAACAGGATTCCCATCGCTGACATATACGGCAGGCGACACCTGTGAAATCGTTGATTTAGGTGAGGTTGGTTACGACTGGAATACGAGCGAATCCAACACGATTTGCACAGACCCAGTTACGCGAAAGAAAACCCGTAAAGTGATGAAGCCTTTTACGTTAACGCTCAACTTTGTAAAAGGTGATGCGTTGCAGGGGATATTGGACACGGCTTTCAAAAGCCAGTCTTCAACTATTTCTATTCAGATCACCCTGCCAAACGGCACTGATAAATTATGGTGTCAGGTGCAGACAACGAAATTCCCAATTACGTTTGGCTCTGGCGAGGACAATATTACCGTCCCTGTCGAATTTGAGCCACAAAACGAATGGGTGGCTAGTTAATCGGGGTTTCTCGGTAGTTTTAGGCGGACTATGAAAATAATCAGCTAGGGATGTTGATCGCATCCCGATTTTTATAATTAATCGAGAAAATTATTATGGATTTAGCAAATTTACAGACGAGGGCGATAGCCTCGCGTGTTGATCTTGTCAGCCCAGTAGATGGCGAGCGATTAGAACATGATGGGAAGATAATGTTTGTTTCTGTCTTGGGCGAAGATTCGGCGGAGTATAAACAGGAAATTACCAATCAGGTGCGTTTTGCTCAAAAGAAGAAAAATACAGAATTTGATTACGATGATGCAATATTGAAGTCAGCTAGACTGTTTGCTGCCGTAACCGTCGAAATGGAAATCTATTATAGCGGCGAATGGATAAAATTTAATTTGTCGCCAGATTCAACCCGCGAAGAGCAGGACAAAGCACGCAAAACGGCAAAAGAGATTTATATCTCATTGCCATTCATCCGAGAGCAGGTGAAAGATGTTATCGAGGATAGGGCTAATTTTTTAGATCAGAGCGTGAAAGGTTAGCTCTTTTCATCAAATCTCAGGCGTGGCTTGATTATCGTATTGATGGCAAGCCACGCAGGGACAGCTATCAGAATGTCACATTGCCAGAGGCGGGTGTGTTTTCCTACCTCATTGAGATTATCGGAAATTTATCCGCGTTCTCATGGAGCGAGCTGGAATCATATTGCAGGCTGACTGGAACGATACTTTCACCGCTGGAAAGCGAGATTGTTGTAAACTGCGGTGTGCTTTATGAGTCGGAGTTAACAAAACAGGAAAAAACAACGCCCGCCCCGTTTGAGATATTAGAAAGAGACAAAGTTTCAGACACGCTGAATAGGTTATTCAAGAGCTTAAAATAATGGATATTGCAGAACTAGGGTTTAGGGTCGATACGAGAGGGCTTAAAAAAGCAGCCTCTGATATTGATCGGCTGGACAAAAGTTCTGCACGCGCTGAAAAATCAACAAAAGGACTATCAAAAAGCCTGAAATTCATAGGCGGCTTAGGCATTGGTGCGGCATTGGCTGGCATTGCCAAGGGTGCATTTGATACATTCCGCTCATTTGAGCAAATGAAAATGAGCCTTAAGACTGTTGTAGGCTCTGCGGAAGGTGCCGACCGAGCGTTATCAAAGATCACAGAATTTGCAAAAGAAACACCTTATACCTTAGATCAATCAGTTCAAGGTTTTCAGAAACTAAAAGCCCTTGGCTTAGACCCGTCCATATCCTCGCTTCGCAGTTACGGCAATACAGCTGCCGCTATGGGCAAGGATATGATGCAAATGATTGAAGCCGTTGCAGATGCAAGCACGGGTGAATTTGAGCGGCTTAAAGAGTTCGGGATAAAGGCAAAAAGCGAAGGCGATAAAGTCTCTTTCACTTTCCAAGGCATAACAAAAACAGTAGGCAAAAACTCAAAGGAGATTCAGCAATACCTGCTAGACATTGGTAATAACACATTCGGAACGGCAATGTCTGACCAGATGGATACGGTCAATGGTGCGTTATCTAATCTGTCTGATTCGTGGTATCAGTTCCAGATTGCATTAGCCGAAGGACTAGGGCTTGGAGAGTCAGGGAAAGAGCTATTCAAGTCGCTGGCTGGTGTTGTAAGTGCCGCAACGGCATATGTGAAGGATGCAGCCATTGAATGGGCGTTTTTCGTTGATAATCTCAAATATGGCGATGGCATATACGCCGTTGTCCGCGAATCGTTCAATTATATCTCTGATGGTCTCGCCTCAATCATGGAGTTTATCTCTCCTGTTACGGATTTGTTTAAGAAATATTCTACAGAGATAGGGGAGGTTGTTGCCACGCTTGCGGGCAGTCAGGCAGTTTGGGCATTGGTGGCGGGCGGTGTCGGGCTAATCACCACCGCCGTTACTGCAATGTCAGGGGCATTGGTGGCTAATCCAATAGTCGCCCTGATTACAGCCATCGGTATGGCGGCGTATGTGATCTACGATAACTGGGATGGTATCTCCCAATGGTTCTCTGATCTGTGGACAGATGTAAAACAATGGTTCTCCGACGCATGGTCAGGCATTGAGGAAATCATCCTCAACTACACACCACAGGGGCTTATTTACTCCCACTGGGACAAGATCACGCTGTATTTTTCGGATCTGTGGGCTATGGTTAGCACGGTAACACGGCAGGCTTGGGACGGTATCAAGTCCTATCTTGCGGATATAGGTAGCAACCTGATGGACGGGTTGATAAACGGTCTAAAAAATCAGATTACTGCTGTTGTTGACACAGTTGGGCATATTGCTGATTCGGTTATCAACAAATTCAAATCGGTTTTTGACATTCATTCGCCCTCCAAAGTGACGCACAAAATAGGTGTGCAAACAGGCGAGGGATTGGAGAATGGAATCATCAAGGGCGGCAAGGGGGCGGTCAATGCCGCCCAACAGGTTGCCGATGATGTGAACAGCACATTGCGGCAGATTGGTGAGGGAATCGTTGATGATATTTTTGACAAACTGTTAGGGAAATCTGGAAAAAGCTGGGGCGACATTGGCAGGGGAATTGTCAATGATCTGGTTGGGGCAGTAACAGGCTCAATTAAAACTAGCCTGTTCGGTGGCTCTGGCGGGCTGACAACCATCGGCGGCGGCATTAATCCGCTATCAGGTGGCGGGCTAAAAACCCTATTTGGCGGGCTATCGACTCAGGGCAGTCTGATCAACCGTGCAGGTGCATTGCTGATTGGCAATCAGATTGGCGAGGGCATTTCCTCGGTTGCGAATATGTTTGGAACAAAAATCGGCAATGCGTTTGCGGGTGCGGCTGAGATGACGAATTTCCAGCTAGGCGGGGCGGCTCTGGTTGGCGGGCTGATCGGGTCAATCGGTCAGGCTGGCACAGGCGGCGGCATTGGCGGAGCATTAGGATCATTGGGAGCGGTGGCACTTGGATTAGGCCCAATCGGGATGATTGGTGGGGCGTTACTGGGCGGTGCTATTGGTGGGCTGTTCGGTGGCGGAAAGCAGGTCGGCTCTGGATATAACCTCGGATATGCTCATGGCGGCGTGACTGGTGGGCGGTATGTCACCACGGATAAGGGCTGGCTTCGCGGGGAGTCGGACACCCCGAGTGATTTAGACCCAAAATTCGAGGCAGAATTAAACGCCAGATTCGACGTGGCGGAGCAGTCGATAATAGCGGCAGCTGATAGGTATGGTTATGCAGGAGCAAAGGCATTTATTGACCAATATTCCTCGGCAGCACACAAAATGGATGACCGAGATTTGGCCGAAGAGGCGTTCAATGAGTGGTTTGATTCGGTTACGGACGGAATGATTCGTGGTATTTTCGGCACGGACATTGATAAATTCGTCCGAGCGGGTGAGCGGCTGTCTCAGGCATTCAATCGCATTAGCACCGCTACAGGCGTAATGGAGACCGCCCTAGCCTCGCTAGGTTCTACAATGGAGCTATCAACACTGTCACTGGGCAATGCCGCCAGCGTGGTGATTGAGGGATTTGGTGGTGTTGAGAAATTTAACGCCATTATGGAAACCGTGAAATCCAACCTCAACGCACAGCTACAGGCTATCGCTGATGCATTCAAGGGAGCAATTGCCTATTACAAGAAATTACAGGCAGATGCCCTGAATATCCGCAAAGAGCTATCCTCCATGCGGCTTGGGGCGAATTCCGCCCTAACCGTGGTACAACAACATACGGTTAGCCGCTCAATGTTTGACACAACCGCAAAGGCGGCGGCTGGCGGCGATGAACTGGCGGCAAGCGGCGTGGTTGGCATTGGGAAACAGTATTTGACCCTAGCCGCATCGCAAAGCCACACACGGGCGGAGTTTATGAAAGCTCAGGCGTATGTTGCCAATGCTTTCAATGAGGTCGCGGGCAATATCGAGGCACTAGAAGACCCAACCGTGCAGATGGTGAAATTGCAGGAAGAGGCAATCGCGGCGGTTCGTGAGGAATTGGAGCAGATGATTCTTGATGCTGAGGTTGCAGGGTTGGCGTTAGAGCAGCAAACTGCCCAGACAGACCAACTGACAACGCAGACGCAGTTGTTAGCTAACCTGCCCAGTGCATTAGGTGGAGTGATTAACTCATCCATTGAGAGCCGAATATCGGCGGCTAGGGAAAGCTGGAGCATCGCAGGACTAGCCATCAACGGCAGCCATGCTCAGGGCTTGGATTACGTTCCATTTGATGGTTACATCGCCCAATTGCATAAAGGCGAGCGGGTAGTCCCTGCCAACCAGAACAATAATAATGATGTCGTTCGGGAGATACGGGCATTACGCGAAGAGACGCGGCAATTGAAGGCTGAATTGATCAAGGTCAAGCAGATTAATCAGGTGCAAAAACGTGCTTTAGTAATTGCCAATGAGTATGACCCCAATGTTCCCGAGGGAGTGGCGGCATGACCTGTGGAGTGAAGGCGATTAAGCCGATAAAAATCACACCGGCAATGATTCAGGGCTGGAGCGAGAGCGGAACGCCCTATGATGCGTCTGAAACTGGGTTAGTGATCGGCGATGAGCGGGTGTATAACCACCGCGTTTATAAGGTGATCGCCATCCCAGCGGATGGTGTCCAGCCTGATATTGGTGTAACCAATTCGCCTCCCGAATGGGAGCTGATTGGGAGTACCAATGAGTACGCAATGTTCGATGGGATAATGAATTCCCAAACAGAGCAGAGCGAGACTATTCAGGTGGTAATAACGCCGGGCGTTCCGTTTGGGGCAGTCGCCCTCAAAGACGTGGATGCCACTGATATTAATATCACCGTTGTTGATGCGGCTGACGGTGAGATTGTCAATGTTGATATTGATATGGTGTCAGACATTGGTATTAATGACCATTACGAGTGGTGGTATTCGCCGCAGGTCTATGACCGCGAGGCAGCGGTGTTTGACATTATTCCGTATGACACTACGACGGTAACGATTACCATCAACAATCTAGGAGGTACTGCCAAATGCGGTATCTGCGTATTGGGCGAGCAGATTGACCTAGGTCAGTTTGTTGATGACTCGGGAGCATTGGGACGATCACGAAACAGTGTGGTTGATCCCGATGCGTGGGGAGGGATAACCCCCGTAAAACGGGCGTTCAATATCGACCTAAACGGGACAATCGTGTTCGAGCAGGGGCAATTCGACCCAATATTCCGTTTTTTCTCACAGGTGGATGCGACACCTGTGATGTGGTCGATAGTTTACGAACTCTACAAAACAACATTGGTGTATGGCTATTTGGCAGAATCGCCACAACCAATATCCAATACGCCATCTGCCGACATAGCAATTAAGGGAATCGCTGAAAATGGCTAATAAACCAGTTAAACCGACAGTACCAGTAATACCCGTCAGAAAGTCTGCGACGTTCTCACAGGACAGACAGACGTTCCTGCAATATGAGGCAACGACACAGCTAGATTATCTACAGAGCGTTGTTGATTATACATTTGCGTCAACAGAGACCGTTGGTGCATTGGCTGCGGCTGGAAACTACGGGATAGTGTTTTGTGGAAATTCCACAACAAGCGGCAGTGCTATCTCGATAGACAGCACACCTGCTATCACATCGCAGAGCTATGGACAGCGGTACGAATTTATAGCTGATGCGGGAATATCAGGAACTGCAACATTAGCCGTTGGCACTATCTCAGCGTTGCCGATTGTGGCGATGGATGGGAATACATCTGTTGAGATTGCGGCTGACACTAAAGTGACAGTCGTATTTGCTACAGACAAATACATTATTCTCACAGATTCAGCATTTCTGCATAAAAACAACGCAGATATGACCAGTGACATAACTTTGGAAGCTGGGGAAAATGCCAGTGTGACAGGGGCAATCAGAACCAACGGGCATTTGTTGCGAGTAAAATCTAATGCCAGATTGAGGGTTCTATGAGTAATTACCACAAGCTTACAATTCATCAAGCGGCAAGTTTTCGTTATCAGGGAACGCTGAAAAATGACGATGGAACGCCTGTTGATATAACAGGTGCATCTTTTAGAGGGGAGGTCAGAAAAACCTACTCTTCCGCCGTGATATTCTCGTTCTCGTTTCAGATTATTGATGCTCCTAATGGGATATTTGAGGTAACTGCAACCGATGAAACGACATCGGCATTGTCAGAGAATGCTATCTATGACTGGTTTATCGACTGGTCAAATGGTGATTCGGACATGCTAATGCACGGGGATGTGGCGGTAGTCAAGAGAGTTACGCAATGATCCTTACCGTTATCGACAAAAACAGTAAGTCGTTAGCTGTGACGGAAAATAAAATTGTGTTCTCTGCATCCCCGAAGGCTAAAACTCTGGAAATTGCCCCTAAAGGCGTGCAGGGAGCAAAGGGCGACAAAGGCGACAAAGGCGACAAAGGTGATAGCGTCCCTGCTGACGTATCAAACGCAATATTAAACGGAGGGTATTTTTAATGCCAAATGTAATTCAGATAAAAAGATCAACCACTACAGCGACACCGCCAAGTCTAGCCGCTGGCGAGCTAGCATACTCGGAAGCTTCGGATACGTTATTCATCGGCTCAAACGCGGGTGCGGTGATTGCTATTGCTGGTAGCGGGCAATTTTTATTAACAAGCCAACTACTTACGCAGATCAAAAACGTGGATGGTTCAGGATCAGGCATTGACTCTGATCTGTTGGACGGTCAAGAAGGAACTTATTACCGCAATGCGGGAAATCTAAATGCAGGTCTATTGCCTGCGGCTTGTTTTAACGACACTTCACACGGAGCAAGAGGCGGTGGTAATCTACACGCTAATGCCTCTGGCTCGATCAACGGTTTTATGTCTTCCGCAGACAAAACAAAGCTAGACGGGATTGCAAGCGGGGCGAATAATTATTCACTGCCCACGGCTAGCAATACCGTATTAGGCGGCGTTAAATCTGGTGGGGACGTTACCATATCAGGCACAGGCGTTGTTAGTGTTAACGATGACAGCCATAACCATACAGTAGCAAATATTGATGGGCTGCAAACTGAGCTGGACGATAAATTCAGCAAAACAGGTGGCACGATTACAGGTAGTGTAATTATCACAGGTGACGCGACCATCCAAGGGGATTTCAATACCACCACAGGCAACGTGGTAGATTTGGGTGATAATATCATCGTTCTGAATTCAGGCGAGACAGGAACGCCGTCTGTAGACGCTGGTATTGAGGTTGAGCGGGGAACATCCGCCAATGTTCAATGGGTGTGGGATGAAGCTGCTGATAACTGGTCAGCCAAAGGGCAAAGAATCGGCGGCGTAGCTGATCCTATCACCAATGATCAGGTGGGGGGCAGGGGATATAATGATTCTCGTTACGCCTCAATTAACCACTCCCATGCCTATGATAACTATGGAAATTGGACAATCTCCATAGATGGAGGCACAGCGTCTAATGTCGGTAGCGGCAACAATGTCAATTTTATTGGCGGTAGTAATGTAACTCTAAGTAAAAGCGGCAACGCCATTACAATTAATGCAGCAGGAACAACCTATACGCAGGGAACTGGTATTAGTATTTCAGGGCAGACTATTGCACTAGCTAACCATTCTGCGTCGTTCATTACATCGGGGACGCTGAGTGATGCACGGCTTAGTAGCAATGTGCTGAAAGCCGCCTCAACTATTGATGGTGGAACATTCTAATGAGTAACCGAATACTGCCCAAACATTCCGACACAGCGGGAGTACAACCATCGGCTAGTCAGTTAGTTGCCTATGAATTAGCAATTAACACGGCTGACGGTAAAGCATACGCCAAACGCCCTAACGGGCAGGTCGTGGAAATAGGTGGAGCGGGCAGGTATTTAACAACAGAAAGCGTTATGCAAAACGACATAACGATAGAATCAGGAACAAGTGCCGCGATGGTCGGCACTGTTAAAACAAATGGAAATCTGCTTAGGGTAAAGCCTAGTGGGTATTTAAGAATATTATAGAGGTAAAATTATGAGTGATGGAGTCCAGACAACGCATCTGATTGATGAGAATGACCCAACTAAAATCGTTAGTGTGTCAGAACTAGTGAATCTTGGAAATGCCAAGATAGTGTTAGTTCACGAAAGGGCAGGCAGCCAGACAGAAATCACAGCTACGACCAGCTCTCGGGAGCTGGTTAGTGTTACCGCTACAGGATTTGACGCTGCGGGTAATATCGAGGTGAGAGCGGAGACGTGGGTCGAAACGGTTGTGTCTTCCACGTATTTCTATGATAACTATATAGAATTATCATTGGAATATTCAATAAATTCTGGTAGTTGGGTTGTTATCAAAACAATCCCGTCAGGAAGCACCTACCAGCGAAATTACGACAGAGCCAGAGACAAGAGGGGCGTAGCTGGCTCTCTTGTCTTGCCAGCAATTCAGTCAACAGATACGGTTGTATTCAGGCTTGTTGGCAAAAAAACAGGAGCTACAGTAACACTTAACAATCGAGTGACTGGCTTTGTTGGCGATAGTGGTCAGATAGAGGTTACTCAGTATGTCTAGCGTGACTGTCCAGATGATGCCCGAATTGCGGGAAGACAGAAGAAAAGAGATAACCACGGCGAAAAAAGCCGAGCAGAACGCAAATGTCACCCTACCCTTCACTGTCGTAACTCTGGCAGACGGAACGCGGCTTGCTGGGCAGTTAGCGGATGATGCAATCGCTGCTGATTCGTCGCTGACAGGTACGCAGGGGATTGAGTTCTCTGGGGGTAAAAACTCAGCTGATAAACTGGATAAAACCTACCGGTTGACTGAAGCGGTAGCTTCATTAGACCCGTCTGTGACTGCTGTGGAGTTTCTGGATGCAAATGAAGAGCCTGTTATTTTATCATTCTCCGATGCGTTATCTGTGCAGATGGCTATTGGTAAAATTTTGAAAGACTCAAAGTTCAGAGAAGCCAGATTGCATAAAGAGATTGCCGCAGTAACTGGCAATACGCCCGAGGAGGTTGAAGCGGCTTTAAATGCTATTGCGTGGTAATAGCCGAAACATTCACCTTTTCAATTCTGTTCAAGTGCAATAAAAAGCACTGCCCCTTTCTTAAATCGGACAGTTGAGACATCCAGTATTTGATACTCTCAGTTGAGCGGGATTCTAATATTTTAGCAAAATCCCGCTTTGCTGATTCTGGCGGCTGGAACATTATCATAGTTCCAGCCTGTGATAATGCCGCTCTTTCGTCATTCGTGAATTTAACCAAATCCTGAGTGGCTAGAATTAGCGACATGCCAAACTGCCGCCCTTCTTTCAATATCTTAAATGCAGGTGATCGCTCGTTGAATTTGATATTCTGGCACTCATCCACACAAATAACATGCGATGTCTGTTTCGTCGAGTTGAAATTTAGGTATCTGTACAAATCCCACAGGATGAAGTCCGCGACAATCTTTTTTATCGTGTCATCAATTCCATGCAACTGCATAACCTGATTAGCAACGCCCGAATACATTTCTTCCCATCCTAGAACCCCCGACTCAAACGGATTTTGTCTGACAAGCGGCTCTATTTTATTAGCTATCAGTTGCCCACCTTTGTAATATTCGATTTCCTTTTCTGAGCCATTGTCTAAATATTCAATTTCTACCCGTTTTAATTCCTGACTGAGCAGAGAGAAATTAAACATATCTCCATATTGGTTAATCCCCGACTCAATAGCTCGGGTTAGCGTGGATTGTTGCTGCTCACCCATTGAGCCGAAGACGCTCATAAATACACTGGTAACTCGCCCAGCTACGTCATATTCAGAGTCTTTGACGGTTAGCCCTTCATCAATAACGGTTTCGCCTCGGGCGAATGGGTTGATATTTAATGGTTCATTGGCGATGTAATGATTTTCAATGCCTGATTTCTTGAAGGCTGGCTCTACATCTTTGTTTAAAAAAGAGGGCTTAAAATCAACAATAATATTAGACCTGCCATTTGCCTTTGCTAGCAGCATCAATAGTTTCTGTAATAGATATGTTTTTCCCTGACCAGACCCGCCCAGTACGACTAAATGTCTGTTGGCTAATTCGTTATTATCATACTGCCAGTTAACCGTTACGCCATTATCATTGACACCAAGCTCTATCCCTCTCGTTGTTGCCACAATGGGTTTTGAGGGTTTTGAAGGTTCATTTTTTGCGTAATTTTCTTTTTCTTCCTCATAGCCGAAAAAATCCAGAAATGCGGTCGTAGCAATTTCTACCAATATCCGTGTCAGCCGATTGATCGGGTAATCAGCCAATGTATAGAGATAATAGAGAACGACGGCAAAATAGATGATAGTCAGCATCCACGCCGTATCGTTTACGCCGTTCTTTCCAATTTCCCCTACGAAAATATCAAAAAACGAGGCTGCTATCTTTGCATGTCCCATCCCGATAGTGCCGCCTGAATTTCCAAGGAAAATTGAGGCAATTAATCCGGATGTGTAAATGGGAATGGCTGTGCTGGCTATTGATAGCTCAAATATGCCTGATCTGCGATTGAACACTGAATAGCCAACATACATCATGCCGAATATTGATATGTAATATCCATGCCCGAAAATCTTAAATAGTTGCTCATGCAGAAATGTTTGCTTAATTAGGTATAAAACAGTGATAAACACCACAAACCCTATCAGAGCCTTAAAATAAGCTCTATTTTGTCCGTAATACTCAAACATTATGGGAATGATGCTCTTTGGATTATCCAGCTCATTGCCGCCTAATTTCTCGTGTAGTTTCAATCTGGTGTTCATTTTGAAGCCTCCGATAATGCCCAGAATAGAACAGCCAATAGGAAGCTAATCAGTATCGGGTTGCTGTCAAAGCCGTTCTTTCTGTTGTAAAACTCAATGAATTGTTCAAGTGACTTTTTGTCTGTCGCCACTTTTGTTCCGCCCATCCAGCGATGATATTTTTTGTGGCAGGTTTTCGAGCAAAGCGGAACTAGGTTGTGAACATCAAACGCCCTTGATGGATTGTTAGAAGCATCAAAAACATGATGTACATCAAGTTTTCTTTTTGAGAGAAAACTGTATTTCTTGCCACAGCAATAGCATTCATAGTCATGAATGACTAGGCATTGTTTTTTGACGGCTTTCCACCGATGGCTTTTCCGCCAGTCTTCATCCAATTTCATGACGCTTTCCTTAATGCCCGTATTCCTGAATTCTCAGAAACCCACGAGACGCTTTTATTCTTATTGCCGAATTCTTCAAATAATCCGAGATTATTAATTAGGATTGGCTTTATCCATTTCCTAATCATCCACGATGTTAAGAATTCACTTCCCCTATTATTTTCATGAATTTCTTTTAGTTCGGTATCAATAATAAATTTATGACCCGCCTTATATCTTTGCAGGATTAATACAATCCCCATTAATACGTTAATTCTTTGATCTTTATCTTTAGGCAATAAACTATTATCGACAATTCGTTTTACCTCTTTATAGTCGATACTTAGCAAATAGTTTT